AGGTCAACGAGCGGCAGGGCCGCTGTCGCGCTCAGAATGAATGAGGTTACGGTTTTGCCCTTAGGTATGAGATAGGGAACAAAGTCGCTCACTTGCCCAATGGGGACTGTGAAGACGTTTCCAACGTCTGGGGCGTTCCACTTGAGCGTCACGTCGACCGCGGCAAGCTGCTTGAAGAAACGGATGTAACACATGGTCTCGCCACTCGTCGGCCAGGTCACGGTTACAGGCGTAGCTGCGGGTAGCACGACAGTGTCGTGGCGGCCGTACTGGCTCTGAAGTAGGTCGTCAAGGTTCTCCTGAACGTAGTTGTTAGCGTTCCTAATAGCTACGTTCAAACGCATGGTGGAAGGCATCGTTACCTCGCTGGGCGGTGGAGGTGTGGGGCGTCGGTGAGGAGTCGGATGTCGGTGGTGGTGCGGGCGTCGGATCCGGAGGCTTGGGAGGGGGAGAAGCCCGGGCCGGAGGTGAATCCGATACGCCGGTGGTGGTGCGGGCTGCAGTGAGCGAATGCAAAACAGAACTGACCCGGTAATTCTTCAGTAGCCCGCATGTGCTGCCCGTCCTTCCCATTGCGGCGGTCGGTCATCTTCCCCCTCCATTTGGCGCCGTGACAGCGGATCGTCCGATTCGGGACCGATCCAGACCTGCGGCCCATAGCTAAGGGCATCCAACGCGTCCACAGTCTCACCGAGCGGGAACGCCTCGAACTCCTCCAGCACCGGTGCGCACGTGCTCCGCCTCAGCCACAGGCGTCCCCGTTCGGCGTACGGTTGCAGGCCGCGGATGCGGCTTTCCTTGCCTTCACGGTTACCTGGCCTGACCTCTCTCACGTTCAACCAGCGTCCGCGGCGGACGCACTCGGCCTCTATGAAGCCCTTTAGGGCCCGTTGGTACGCGACGCCCTCAACGGCAACCAACATCGGATTCCACCGCTGGTCCATCTCGAAGATCTTCTCGATCATGCTCAACGGTTGGCATCGGGCGGCCCATGCCTCAAGTACGAGAATGCGCTCGAGTTCGTCCAGACCAGCGACTACGACAGCGGAACGTGCCGCGTAGTCCTTCTCGCTTATCGCTGGATCGACTAGGATAACGGGGATCACCCGGATCGGCTTCGGTTGGCCCACGATCTTCAGGACGACCGTCCCGCTTTCCTCCTCGGCCTCCCAGCTCTCGAGCTCGAAGAACCGTAGCCAACCCGGATCGAACGTCATATGCTCGGGATCGAACGGCTCATTCTGGTACTGGCAGCTGAACTTGAACGGCCCGATCTTACGCCTAATTCGCTCAAGCTCGTCTCGAGGGAACCGCTCGGGCCAGAGGGTCCGGCCCTGACGATCAATCGCCTTCCGGTGGAACAAATCCACGTCTACTTCATGCTCCTGGATCCACGAGTACAAATCCTTGTAGGTCCAGGTCGTGCCATACACGTCGATTGGGTCCGTCGGCCTCACGAGGAGAGACTCGGTGTATAGGTACCAGTCGATCGTTTTCTTCATCACGTCAATGGACTCGGACGCTTCCTTCCCTACCAAGTCGTCTAGCTTTATGTGCGTGTAGTGCCGGCTAACCACGGCGCCACCCACGCCCATGGCCTCCACCGTCGATTCGGGGAAGTCCTCCGTCCTAGGAACGAGCATCTCATTCTCGCTCCACTTCGTTTTACTGGTATCAGGTATGACCTCTGGGAATAGCCACCTGAACAGTTGGCTCCGCTCGAACACCGCTTGGATCCTGCGGAGAAAGTGTGCGCTGTTCGTTGCTGTCTCGTTAGCGATTAGCAGCCTGATGTTCGGGTTGTGGGCGATCCTCCGCACCGTGTCGGCGATAGTCCAGATGCTGGTCTTCAAGTGATCGCGGGGGACTAGACCGAGCTTCCGCCGGGTGGGCCTCTCGATCCAGCGGCACATGTCCCCATGGATCGTTGGCACGAGATCATGGAACCCAACGATCGCCTTGCCCATGATGTACGTGCTGTGCTGGGCCTGCCGCCGTAGGCTCAGCCTAACAGCCTCGCTGCGATCCGCCGGCATCTCGCCCGCGGCCGCGGCACTAGCCGCTTCAAAATCTTGAAGCGGCAACATTACTTGTCGTCATCCTCATCGTCCAGATCCTCTGCGATCTCCTCCAGCTCTTCCTCAGTGGCCTCGTCTGCCTCGGGCTCTGGGTCCTCGAGTCGCTTCTCCATCTCTGTCCTCCTTAGAGCTTCTTCAGCCCCACCCTGGCCGCGACGTTCATCGCGCCGGTGAGCCCCTCGAGCTTGCTCTGCTGTAGGTCCGGTGTGTTCCTGAGCCCATGCATCGCATCGTCGATGATCTGGCCCGACCCCTCATTTATCATGTTTGGGTCGTTCTGCCTCCACTCGCTCCGGTCGTACCACAGTCGCTTGCGGCTGATCCTCGGCGTTTCCCTTGGATACTTCAGCTTCACTACCCTCGTGTCGTTTAGACCCTTCATAGTCCCTCCAGCGCCCGAAGGTCGCTTTCAACCATTGATAGAACACGATCTACCTCTAGAATCGCGAGTCCGATTGCCTCAGCGACTTGCGGGACAACTGCGCTCCCAAGCGCCTCGATCTCTCGCTTCCGTCGACGCTCAGCCAATCTTCCGGGAACCCCATGAGAACGGCTACCCACTTGGCGTTCAACCGTGCGACTCGGCTCCCAGGAATGCTGCGGCTCCACCGCTCCAGCGGGCCAAGTCCTGCGGAGCCTGGGTCTACGGCGTCGCTCAGCGTCACCCCACTGTGCCTCCCCGTCAGGGTCGAGTACCCGCTCGCTCCCGTTGACTTTGCATCCAGTGACACCGGCGTAGGCCAGGTCACCTGCCGCGTCAATGATTCCCCGCCTTGCTTGTACTGGGTGTTCCGCTCTTTCACGTCGTGCGCCACTGGTGTGGCCCACGATCCAGACCCTATCTCGTCGATGTGGCGCCCCGACATGCCGAGCACCCACCACGAGCGGCCAGCAGGTGTAACCGATCTCTTCCATTCCCCCGAGGACTGTGTCAGCCCCTCGAGCCTTGAGCGCAGGGCTGTTCTCAACGAGCACCCAACGCGGTCGGACTGCTCGCACAATCCTGAGCATCTCGAACCACAAATTTGACCGGCTACCATTTAATCCCGCCTGTTTCCCCGCAACGCTAATATCCTGGCAAGGAAAGCCGCCGCAGACAAGCTCAACCCCGTGAAGAACCCCAGTAGGAACGCTTTGAATGTCGTCAAATCTTGGCACATCTGGCCAGTGCCTCGCGAGAACCGCTCTCCCAAACGCAGTTAGTTCGATCTGCCACCTGCACTCCAGCCCCGCGGCCTCAAGTCCCAAATCGAACCCACCGATACCGGCAAAGCAACTCCCGAACCTCACTTGCCGCGCTTGCTCCGCATCTCCTTAATATACGCGGCCTTCGCGACCTGCTTACCCATCTTGGCTATTTCAGCTGGCTTCCTGATCGAGCTCTTCGTCTTCTTCATCGGTCCCCCTAATGGGAGTTATGTCGATCGCTTTGTGCTCCCGTAGGACGTCAACCACCTTCTCTAGCGCATCGGCATCTATCGTGTGCATCATCTCGGTCTGGATCTTGGTCGGTGCCCGCTTGCCCGCGCGGTCCAAGATGTCCTGGGCCGTGGTGGCTGCGCCCAACTGGGCCCGGACGCTCTCCTTCTGCTCGAACAACCGCTCCATCACTTCCCGGTTAACAATGAACGCCCGGTTTGCCGCGTGCTCGATGGACCTGTCCAAGTGCTTCGCGCTGTCCGCGATCTCGTTCACGAAGGTACTTTCGATGGCGATCAAGTACCTCGCGACGTGTGGCTTCCGCAGGATCGCACCCACAGTGGGATAGTCGCAATCGAGGAAGTGCCCGATTGTCTGCTCACTCATGCCCGCAGCTCTCATGAGCACCACTCGGCGCTCGAGCGGCTCGAGTTCCCTGTAATCAAGACGTCTGCTCATATGTTACGCTCGGATAGGCCGATGTGGGCTTCTCGTCGTAGTGGCTCGTCACGGCGATCAAGGTTATATCATGGAGGTCCAACCCCGTGACCCTCTGCATGCAGATCTGACCGTGGCACGTTATGAAATACAGTAGATCGCCCGTCCAGTAGTCAATCCGCCGCTCGATCTTCTGTACCCCGCGCCCGCACTTCGCGCAGAGAGGCCACGTGAACTCCATTAGAACGGCAGCTTGCTCTTCTTTGTCTTGAAGCCCCCGCTCGAGGCGCTCCCGCCCGCTTGCGCAGCCTTCATGCCCTTCTTCGCGATGCCACCCTCGGCGTTCTTCGCCTTGGGGATCTTGGGCTTCTCGTAGTCTGGCAACCTGATACCCTTCGACATCACTTCTTTCCCTTCTTGACTTTCGTCAGAATCGCTGCTGCTCGGCCGGTGCCCGTCCCGACGCCCAGCGTCGGACCCTTAGTGCTGCACTGGCTGCCCTTGATCGGGTTGCCCTTCTTCATCTAGGGAACTTCAACGGCTCACCGGTAAACAGGCCCACTGCCGACAGGAGGAATACAGCGACTATGATCAACAGAATGGCCTTGAAGATCCACTTCAGGGTCGAGTCCAGGGGGCTATTCTCGATGATGTAGTAGAAGATCCCCAGGACCAATATCAGGACCAGCAACTGGAACATGAATGGGATCATTTGCCGCTCCTTCGGAGCTTCGCAGCCCGAGCTTCGACCGCCTTGCCCCTTGTGGGTTTACCCTCTTTGACATGTCCCGGCAGCCCCTTGGTCTTGG